TTGTCCGGCTTCGCGAGTTCAACAAAGCCAACACGACGTTTATCGAGACTATACTCAAGCATGAGCATAATGGTCGTATCCATTGTGATTTTAACCCTCTTCGTTCAGATGAAGGGGGCACAGTCACCGGACGATTTTCTTCGTCCCACCCGAATCTCCAACAGCAGCCGGCGCGGGATCCCGAAATCAAAAAGATGATCCGTGGTTTGTTTTTGCCCGAAGAGGGCGAGAAGTGGGGCAGCTTCGATTATGCCTCACAGGAACCCAGGTGGCTTGCCCACTACTGCTGGGCACTGAAAGGTCCAAACCGCAGCCCGTTGATCGATGACATTGTAAAAATGTACCACGAGGGCAACGCTGACTTTCACCAGATGGTGGCAGACATGGCAGGTGTCACGCGCAAAGAAGCCAAGACAGTAAACCTTGGCATCATGTATGGCATGGGCCGAAAGAAACTGGGCACAACTTTGGACATATCCGAGGAAGAGGCCAAGCGTTTGTTGGCGGAGTACCACCTGAAGGTGCCCTTCGTGAAAGGCATGGCAGACTTGGCTGCGAATACAGCAGCCGAGCATGGTATTGTGCGGACATGGCTTGGTCGCAAGTGTCACTTCAACATGTGGGAGCCACGATCCTACGAGTTTAACAGGGCACTGCCGCTGGAAGAAGCAGCTAAAGAATATGGTGGCAAGGGGATGATACGACGGGCGTTCACATACAAAGCGTTGAACCGTTTGATACAAGGTTCTAGTGCTGATCAAACAAAGAAGGCGATGGTTGAGTGCTACAAAGAAGGGCTGCTGCCACTGCTCACCGTTCATGACGAGTTGTGTTTTAGTGTGAACTCACGTGAACAAGCAGACAAGATAGTTGAAATTATGAAAACTTGTGTGCACGGTCTGGCTGTCCCATTCGATGTGGATGCCGAGATTGGGGAAAACTGGGGAGAGGTGGGCTAACGTGGTACTGCATGTGCTCGTCATCGCTTTTGTTATGCTTGATGGCTCGTTTCGAGGTGAGTTGTTTGTGGTAGACGAGTGCCCAAAACCAGAAGAATTCATTGAAAAGATGGAACAAAAACTACTGGACGGAGACTTTGCAGGGTGGTCCGCCAGATGTATGGAATTTGATTTTGTACCTGTTGATCTAGAAACGAGGAGTAAAACATGATCAAGAGTATTTTCAAGCTGTTCTTTCCGTCACTTGCCAAGGAGCCGGAACGAGCTAGAGATATCAACGGACGGTTAGTTGGAGACGATAAGAAGACGCCCACGTTTAACGAAGCGTGGGTTGGGGGCAAGGCGCCGGCAAAGAAGAAAGCTGCGGCGAAGAAAGCCGCTCCCAAGAAGCGCGGCAGGCCCAAGAGCAGTAAGACAAAAAAGAAATGACAGGGATAAAATGTTTCGGATGCGGTGGTCAGGTGATTTGGGGCGGTGACCACGACTGTGAGGACGACGAGGACTATTTCATCGTCTCAAACCTGCACTGCATGGACTGTGGTATATTCTACCTTATGTATCACCCAACGCCGCCATCCGATCAGCCAAACGATTCGCTCGATTCGGGGTCTGTTTAGCCCATTTCGAGTCCAACATCTGACGGCTGGCCTCGTGGAAGTCCCTTGAATCGACCGCTGCCTTCATTTTTTTGAAGCCAGACAGGCGAGGTCGGCCTAATTGAAAGCACATGTTCGCGATGATCAATTGTGCGTCTTCCGGTAAGTCATTGAAATCACTGTACAAAAATTCGCAATCTCGTAGAGTTCGTTGCACATCGTCGTGGAATAGTTCATCGACAAGCTCCTGAGAGACCTCAGAGCCTACTTCCAGGCCGTGCAAGTCGTCATCTTCGTGAATAAGGTGCCCAATCCCGACGGTGGGGTAGCCTAAATGGTCTAAATAGATTTCCAGCTTGCATCCTTCGTCGGCTGCTAGCTCTTTTTGCAGTTGTTCTAGGTTCATCCCAATCCCCTTTGTCTTTCAACTAGCTCTCTGGTCCTTGGATCCTTTACCAGTGATCCAAGATCCGTGGTCGGTGGTCCTGGTGGCGTAGGTGCGGGGGCCGCTACACTAGGGAGAATCGGAGCGGCCCCCATTTCCACGGGTGCCGCCGGCGCTGGGGCAACTTCCGTGGTTGTTGGTGCTTGAGATGTCTTAACAGGGAATACACGACGTTGTCTTTCTTCCACGCCCTCTGCGGTAAGTCTGCGAGTTTGATACTCACGTCTTATTTTTTGCAACTCACGTTGTAGTCCACGACGGTCAAACGGACGGCCTATGCTGCGATAAAACGCAGAAACATCATTTAAGATTTCAGTGTCAATGTTGACCGGTTCAAACCGTCCTTGCAATATTTTCTTGTAGCCAGAGAATCCATATTCTTTGGCTGCGCGGCGAATCTCTCGCTCACTTAGACCAAGTCTTTTCATGTTCTTAATTAACTTGAAGCCACGATTGTATATTTTGAACTTGCGTTCGTTTTCCTGTCGATAGTTTTCAAGCACAACGGCTGGGTCTTCGATTGTTCGACCAAAGGCTCGAAGCTGCTTGTTGAAATTACCTTGCGGCTGTCGTGCAGCCTCGTTGTGTTCGTAGGTGCGGTATCTAAACGAGGAATCGGCAGATACTTTCTGCTCTCCAATACCGGTAAGATAACGAAGTATCTCTTCTTCGGCCTGCCTGACATTTCCTTTTTTGTCCAAACCCTCTGGTCCGAGAAGCGCGGTCATAAGACGACCCGGCGTCATGTATTCTACATCACCTGTGGTGGGTGATACCTGCGCCAGAGGCATGATGTCAGACACAATCGTGGGCTGGAACGCTTCGAAGAGATGAACAAGTCCTTTTTCAGCCTTTTCGCCTTTTGTGTCTTCAGAGCGGAATATTTTGTAACCGGTTCGTGTCTCACCAGGCCGGATGATGAGGTCTCCCAATTTTTCTGTGATGATCGACTCTTCCAAAAACGGTGAACTAAGTTCACGGAAAAACTCTGCCGTTGCGTTAGCGAGTATTGTATCAGCATCAAGATCAAGTTCTTTGCCGTCGTTGATTGCATTGATAATGCCCATGACCGGACGGCGCAGGTAATCATATGGATTGGTAAAGCTGTAATCTACATAACCTGTGATGTTGCCGTTTTTGTCTACGGATGTTGGGACAAGTGTGCTGTTCTTGCTCCACGGCGGAGCGATCTCACGCAGCGCATCAAGCGTGTCGCGAGACAGGTCATTCAGATACAACGCTGTTTCTTGCACCGCCGGTCCGGCCACCAAAGTGGTTGCAGCAAAGCCATTCAATCGACGCTTGCCTATATCTCGCATGTTGCGACCTTGTTTTATCAAGGCTTGATTGCCCGCAGCCCGCCCTTCTTGGATCATCCGCGCACCCATTTGCACCTCATCGATGCCACGGTTCAGAGTATTGAAGGATGTACGAGCAATCTCGGCAGGAAATGCGATGAAGTTACCAAGAGGCAGCTTTCGCAACCCCTCAATAAACTGCGGGACTCGCTCGTAGTTTGGAACCGTGTTCTTTACGATGTCAGCGGCATAGGCGTTTAAACTCTTTGCGCCCTGAGATTTAGCAAATGCTTCTGCTGCGTTTATGTCCCCATCAAAAGCATTGATTAACTTGCTGCGTTCAAAGTCGAAATTGTAGATCTTCCAGATATCATCGCCGCCTTGATACAGATCTCGCGCGCGTTTATCTAATCTACCAAGTCGAGATCCCAAGAATTGAAGAGCCGCGCCTCTTGCTTTCTTTTGCGCTAGGTTTATTCCGAGATCGTCCACGTCACCCTTGGTGTAAAAGGACAGTCCATCTTCGACGGTGCGCTCAAGTTCACGAAGTTGTGCCTGTGTGCCAACAACACCAAGCTCTTGTAATTCTTGGAAGAAAGCGGCTCGATCTTCAGGGGATGACTTACGAATGTTTTGAAACACAAGAGCCACGGATTCGAACACATTTGCCCCACGCCCCACGTTGCCTTGTGCTCCTGCAAAAAGCGCCGCTGACGTGACGTTTCGTATTTGAGTTATCGGGCTATAAACCGTTTTGACTTTTTGAGAGAAACCTTTTCCTAGAAGGAAGGTGCTCATTGCCAGATTAGTTTCAGGGTTAAACCGTTTTGTGTTCCGGGTAAGATCACGATAAATAGGGTTGCGTACAAATATGCGGGTCTCAAACGGCGTGTCTTTACCGGTGGATGTCAGAGAACCAAAGCCAACGTCTGTAAGTTCTGTGTAGTCTCCTTTGTCTGCTAGAGACAAACCTTGATATACATTACCATCAATGATGTCATCTCCACCGACACGGACGCCATCTTCAATCTTTCCACGACCTTGGCGCAAGAACCCATAAAAATTATCTACCGCTATCGTTTCTGCTAAGTCGCCCACGGTGCGGACATACGCTTGTGTTGGATCTGTGATTTCTCCAAGAAGTTTTTTCAAAACTTCTTCTTCCATACGACGAGGGCGGAACATGTCACGGCTCATACGGTTCCGAGCGGCCCGTGCCAGCTTCTCACTTTCTTCGATAAATCCAACCTTGTTTCGATACCGATTCACGAAGGTATCAATTACATCGTTAACCACACGATCAGTGATCGGAGCATCGTTCGCAAGATCTCCCAGTCGGGTGTCAACGATCTTGTTGTACAAGTTACGAGCGGTGTTTGGATTTTCACGCAAAAATCTAGCAACCTGACTACGATTTTTTACGTACTCGTCCGAACGAAAATAGGCATCTGGATCCTCGAACACGCGGTACTTACGTCGCAAATACTTTCCAAAGTTTTCTATGATTTCGTTTCGAATATCTTGAGAAACATTTTGCGTTCCATAATCACTGTCCACAATACGGGCAGACAGATCATCAATCTGTTTTCGCATTTTCAACACAGATGCACGGGCAAACTCCGGTATTGCTTCGATCAAATGATTTGGATTGTTAGGATCGAAGGCTTCTCCTGTACGTGCAGCACGACGAACCGCTGCACGACGGACTTCAGCACTGTTCAAAAAGTTTGGATCCTTAGTCAAGAATCCATAGATTGAGTTTGTAACTTCGATTCGACTGAGTTCTCCAAACCCCTTCAGATTTACCTTTTCTGCTTTCTTAAATATTTTATCTGTCTCTCGCTCAAGTTCTCTAACAGCATACGCAGCCTGATTAGCTTGAGAGTCAATGAAACCTTGTATGTCAGACCGACGTTCAGCAGCCTCTCTGGTGAGATTGCCACGGAATCTTAACCGAGCTTTCGTGCCCTCAAACACATCAGACATCGTTGTATCTGGAGACACATTTGCAAGTTTGGTGATTGTACGAGGCACAGATATGTTGCCTATGTACTGCGCCGCTGCGCTGTCACCAGTTGCTTCGGCAATCTTTTGCAAAGCACTGCGTGTGCCCGACGCTACCGGTGCCAGAACTTCGCCCGTCAGCATCAAGCCAGGCTTTGCAACTAACGCTGTCGTGCTGAGAAGATATGGAAACGCTGCTGCTATGGCACCCGCCTCTGCACCGAGCCGAGCTTTGTTACGAAACCTGCGGCCAGCTTCAAGCCTGCCGCTAAGACCAACATCTTTTTCGGTCATGGTAGGACCGCCTTCGACAAAGTCACCGATTGTGGTGACACCATCGTCTGCAACCATGCCGTCTACAATGAGCGCAGCCCCAGCCTGTTGTGCACGGAGCTTGGCTGTTTGACCTCTGGTTAGTCTTGCAGGCATTGGACCTGCGGCAGCAACACGACCACGACCCTGCTGACGAATAGCTTTCTCCAGCTTGCCGAGCTTGGAAATCTTCGAAACTGCGGCGACACCCACACCGCCCGGCAGCAAGAACTGCCCTGTTACATCACCGATGGTGCCAGCGACCCCAACAGGATCAAGGCCAAGGGCTTCGCGGACATCGTCCCCAGCCTGACTGATTGCACGAGTTGTGTTGGTATCGAACACTGAGTCGATGGCTATGCCACCAAGTTCGGCTACACCTTGCACTGCTTTGGTGACGCCTGATCCAAGACCTTCTGCAAACTCTTGCAGAGTGCCTTCGGATTCTACGGAAGGATCAACGATACGATCACGGGCGACGAGCTTTTGACTGCCAGATCCCACGCCCATTTCATCCGCGCGACGACGAGCTTCCTCGTCCGACATGTCGTCAGGAACTTCAATAAATTTCCCGTTGTGTTGGATAATTCTAGCCACGAGGCTAGTTCCCTACAGAAGTGGTCTCTATACCAAGGATTCCCACATCCGCTACGGTAAGAGGCTGACCACCGGCAGTCGCTACAGCCGCAATTTGTTCTCCAATCGGATTGCCTTCTGCAAGAGAGGACAACAATGTTGCCCCGCCTGCGGCCAAATAGTGAGCAACTGTAGGGCTGTGTCCAGAATCTAGAAAACCTTTGAGTCTTAATTCATAGCCCTGCGGCGTAACAGTCTTGCCGGGGTACACCATCTTGATTGCATCTTCCTGTGACACGCCGTAGCTTTCCATAAGAACTTGGATCTGCTGCGACTTGTCAGGCAGGTCGTTGATCCTTTCAAACAAATCAGCAGCG